GGTTGATGTCCTTAGTGCCGCGGACAAGAGCTGCCAGCGCAGGCCGCAGCTGGTCATCCGCGACACCGGTCGCTCGGGACAGCGTCGAGATGTATTGCTCCGACGAGGCAATCTGGGCGTCGGTGGCATTGATCGTGTTCTTTAGGGCTTTTGCCAACTGGGTTTGTGCCTGGGCATCTTCCATCGCAGCTTTCGTCGCCAAACTGATACCGGCAGCCAAACCAGCAAACGCAACGCTTGACGCCATCGCGGCTTTCTTGAGCGCAAAGTTGGCTTTAGCCCCAGCGCCCTCCAGCTGCTGAAACTCTTTTATAGCCTTTTTGACACCCTTGCCGTCAAACTCGGAGATGATGGGGATTTCAACTGCCATTACAGGTCGCTTTCGATCTTTCGGCTGACGTCGAGGATAAGACGCTTTAGGTTGTCGGTGACGCCACGCCGAGCCTGCTTGTAAACCTCGCGTCCGATGATGCGTGTTCGTCCAGGCTGAATCAGCGCCCAGCCTCGGTTGGATTCGGCGTCGAGGGAGAACTGGAGTTTGTTGATATCTCGACGGCCTGCAGTCTCAAAGATTGCAGCGGCTGGATCGCGTTGCTGAATCTTCAGCACGCCGACCGCATTACGTCTGGTGTCAAACTGTAGGCGCACGCCACGCTTGGCTTTCGCCACGTTGAACGGGAACACCTGCCTACCGCGGTCGTCCCATTTGCGAGCCATACCCGACAGCGGCACCTTGTCATAGCGTGCCCGTACCGCGTCAATGGCTGGCTGCGCCAAAGTCTGCGCTTCCGCCCTAAACGCCTTCGACAGCTCCGGCTCAACCTTCCGCAACGTCGTCAATACGTTCTTGACGTTTGCCACGTCAATCGTTGCGCTTGCAGGCACTAGGTTCTCCGTTTGTTGCGTTCCTCCAGCACCTTACCGACCGTCAACAGGTCGTCGACATCAAACGGCACGTCGGGCGGCCACCAGCGGACAGCGACCAGCAGCTCTGCTAGGCCGCGTCGCCAGGTGCCGCTTCGGTAGGGTTTGCTGGCTCCTCGACGATCACGTCAAGGTTCTGGACCTTCTTGATGAAGTCGTCCAGCACGGCCGGCACGACGATCGCCTGACTCTTGGATGCCTCCCACGCAAGGAACAGCAGATCCTCAAAGCCGATGCCGTTCATGAGGTTTGACGCTTTGTTCTTGTAGCGCCGTTCCCACGCCACCAGATCCTTCAAGGAGGTGGTGACCTCTACTGGTTCTTGGTCGGCAAGGTTGTAGCGCAGCGTGTATTTCATGTGGCTCTTCCTGTCGGGTCGGCTGAGCCGACGATTACGGGGTTACGTCTTTGGTGTAGACGCCACCGACGAACGTGACGTCGACGGTGCTGAGGTTGCCCATTGACGCGTTGATGACCGGCAGCTCGCCTAGGTAGGCGCCCGTCAGGGTGAACCCTGGGTTGGTGGCACCGTCGGCTGCAGAGGTCGGCTTGACGATGACCGTGCACACGCCACCCACCACGTTTTCCAACGTCGCAAACGTTTCAGACGTGGCATACGACATGTAGAACGTCAGCGTCACCTCGTGGTTGCCGAGACCGTTGACAAACTTGCGAGCCGTGTCACCGAATGCGGTTGCCTCGAGCGCGTCGTAGCGCTGCGTGAACGTGGCCGCGGTGCACTGGTCGGACAGATCCACTGCGTTGACAGTGACGACAGGGTTAGAGAGGTAGGTGCTGGTGGGCATTGGGGGTCTCCTTCTTGGTTTCTACTCTACGGCTGTCAGGCTGTTTGGGCTTGCATCTTGACCGTCAACTCGTAGGCAGGCGCGTCGACGCCGCCGATCGCGACGGAGGCTGGGCGGCCGTCAATCACTGCCACGTTCTTGGCCATGACCAGCGCCACGATGGATAGCAGTTGGTCGAGGGCGTCTTGGTTGCCTGGGCCCGATGAGATGATGGTGCACGGCACGGACAACTCAACAATGTTGTAGTTCCACGCCGTAAACGATGGGGCGCCGATGAGGACGCAGCCAGGGGTGATGTTCCGCGGATCACGGACCGCAGGGACACCGGTAATCGTTGCCAGCGTGGTTTGGAGGTCGTCAAGCGCCTCATTTATGAGACCGGTGCCAGGCATTAGGCGATCGCAGGCCGGTCAATGCCAAGCAGCTGCTTGACCATGGCTGGCAGCGCCACGACGGTGGGGGTGCCCATGCCGTCAAACGTGGCGTACGTGTCGCCGGACGAGCCGCGGGCACGGTACAGGGCTGCACCGTACATGAGAACGCCCAACTTGACGTCCGCCGATGGAACGACCGTCAACGAGTCGACGTACGAAGCCTCCATTCTGCGGCGCCAGCAAAACTGGTTGGCAGCCTCACGGGCCTGCCCGATCAGCGTCGTGTCATTGGCAGATGCGACCGTGATGTTCAGGTAGTTCGTCAGTTCCTGCGTTGACACCCACGTGCAGGTCGGCGTATAGGTCACAGTGCCCGACGCGGCCTGCCGCTCCACCGTGGCAGCCGTTTTGGCGTACAGCACTTGGTTGGTCAACAGCACCGAGTAGTCGTAGAGCAGGTCACCCTCGTCGTCGACGCCAATCAGCAGGTACTGGGGCAACGCATACACCGTGTAGGTGCCATTGAACGTTGCGTCGACGCCGGTGACAACGATGGACCCACCGACCTCAAGCTCCGTCGCAGTGAGGAGCCCGAGGACGGCGTAGTTCTCTGTCAGCTGTTTATGTGTGACCGTGTAGGCGGCCATGCTGGCCTCCTACCGTGTTACGACTTGACGATCTTGACGAACTTGGTAGCGTCCGCCATGAACGTGGCGACGTAGCCGCGGAACGCGATCTCGCGGGCCAGCTTGGACGGCACGTCAATGCTGATGGCGCCCTTCTGCTGCTCGTAGAACTCGAAGCCTGCGGCGGGGCCGGCTGCGTGGCCGACGACGCCGTTGAGGCCACCGGCACCGGTGCCGCCAGCCATGTTCTTGTCCACGACGAGGACGAGGCCCAACGGGTTGCCGTTCCACGACGTTGCGGACGACGTGCCGAGCGCGTTCTGCCCGTTGAGGCCGGTTGCGCCGACGAACGGGAATACCGGACGGTCCTGATCGTCGACCAGCATTCCGAGCTTCGCCCAGATCAGCGGTGACACGAAGTAGTGCGTGGGCAGGTAGTTTGAGACGTTGCTGATCTGGTAGGCGGCACCGTAGATGCACTCGATCAGGTCCTTAGCCGTGTACGCACCCAGCGTCTCCGACTGCGTGGTGCCAGCAACCATCTGGTCAACCGCATAGTTGTCGGTGGCCTGCCCGTAGGCAATGGCGAGCTGCTGGAGCACGATGTTGAGCGACGCCGGGTCGGTCCAGTCAAGGTCCTGCTCCGACATGCGGACGTAGGTGCCGAACGTCAGCTTGTTGACGTTGTTGTTGGACACCTCAACCAGCGACGGGTCAAGCGTGTTGTTCTGACCGGTCGGCTGCTGGGTGACCGTGGGGCGCACCGAAATCTTCGGGCGGCGGAACGTGCCACCGGCCTCCGGCATGGCGCGAGTCCCGATCGCACTGACGAACGGCCTAATGGGGTTCAGCGAGTCGTACACGCTGCCCGTGATGATCTCCGGCAGGATGCCGGGGGTCTCCGCCGTGGTGATGTCCGGCGCAGCAGCCTGGATGTTGGCGTTGAGCTGCGCGAAGTCGGCTCCGCCGCGGGAGAACGACGCCATGTATTCGGCGGGGCTGGGGAGCCTGAACGCGGCCTTCGGCTGGGCAAACACGGCGCTCACGCTGGACGCTTCAATCACTGCGGGGGACTCGGACACTTCAATCTCCTTGGGGGTTGCTTCATCCGTCACGATAGCGACGTCTGGGGTTTCTGTGTGGATTTCCTGTGCGGCGGCAGCGACGTCGGTGATCGCGGCACCAGCGAACGCCGGCACTGGCACCATGCTGAGCTCAAGCCAGTCGGCAGCGGTGATGACCATCACGCCGTCCTTGTCGTACTTGTACTTCGTCGGATTGACGCCAACCGAGACGGAGTCGAGGACGCCCTCCATCGCAAGGGTCAGCGCTTCGTCGCCAGCTGCGGTCGCTGCGATCTTGGCGGAAAACAGCATGCCCTCCTCGGTGTCGACGCGCTCGGTGACCAGGCCGACCGGCTGGCTTGCGTCGTGGTACAGGAACAGTTTGGGGGCCTTGCCCTCGGTGGGCAGTGCGCCCTTCTCAAACCGGACTTCGGTGCCGTCGGTCACGGTGGCTGACACGCCGTAGGGCACTGCGATACCAGTGATTGTGCGCTTGGGTGCGCCGTCCGGTGCAGCTGCGTCAATAGTAATGGGAGCGGTGAACTTCAGCATTAGGCAAGCCTTTCCTGGGTGTTTTCTTCAACCTCCGGCATCGCCGCCGACGGTGTCACTGACTCAAGGTAGTCGTCAATGTCGAACTTGACGCCGGTGCCGTGTGGCAGCACGTTGTCCGACGACAGGGTCTCCTCGATGCACGTGATGAGCGGCTTGAGGCCGAAGATGTACAGGTCTTGCCGCGCGGACTCGGAGTTGGTGTACGAGTACGAGCCGGTGGCGATGCCGAGCAGGTAGGGCGGCACGCCAATGGAGCGGCACAGGTCCTTAGAGCTGTACTCGATCGATTCGTTCAGCATCATCTTGTCCGGTGTCGCAAACGACTCCTTGACCTCGATGAACTCGTTGACTGCGGCTGTCTGGTTGTTGATTCGTGCCTGGTCAAACGCTGCGGCAAGGTCAGCCAGTTCCTGACCGGACAGCGGTTCGCCACCAGTCTGACGGAGCACGACGCTCGGAATGCTGGTCAGCGCGTTCCGATAGCGCGCCTGCTCCAACTTCAGCGCCGTCTCAATCGCCTTGGGGGTCGTGTAAATCAAACCTTGGTTAGGGCTAATAAACTGAATGACGTCGCGGTAGTCCACTGGCATGCCGTTGAACTCAATCTGCTTAGACGGGCCGTAGAACACGCCACCGTTTGCCTGCTGGTCAAGCGTGGTCACCATGTTGGACGGCATACGAGTGAAGTTCTTCGGGTAGCCGTCCGCGTACCGCTCGGTCACAAAGAGAAAGCCTCGACCGAAGAACAGCAGGTCATCGGTCAACCACGCGAGCAAAAAGTTGTTCGAGACGCCCTTGTCAAGACGGGCCAGCCATGACCGTGGAGCCTGCGACACCTGCTCCATGTCGTCGCCGTTCCACATCCACCGGTACTCCTCCAACTGGAGGCTGGAGATCGTGCCGCAAATCAAGTCACGGGCACGAGTCACCGTAGGAATGCTCATCGCACGTCGACGCGCCTCCGACGTTGCGTAGACCGTGAAGTTCCCGATCTCCTTAGCGCCGACGTTCATACCGGAGCCGGACGCAGCGGCTTTCTGCACTGGGTGCGAACGGGGGAAAAGTGGCATGGGTTCAGTATGGCGTGTAAGTGCCTCCGGTGACGGGCAAGCAGCGGACCCGATCCCGACGAAAGGCAGCTACCAGGGAGGTCGCCACCGGAGGCAAGGCGGAGGTTAGCGGTTGGCAGTCACGATCATTGGTTTACCGGTGGCTTGCGGCCGACTTGTCATCGCCGCAGCCCACACCATGCATCGTGCCAACTCAATCGGCCCTGGCGACCGCTGGCTGGATAGGGCTACCGCATTCTGCGACCTGACCGCCACGGCACGCTGCACATGCTCCGCCAGCATCGCCTCCCCAGTGTGCACCAGCACGCCCTGATCGATGAGCTGCTTGACCGCGACCGTCCACTTCAACAGTTCCGCATAGCCGACCACGCCTCGACGCTGCTCCAATGCGACCGGCCAGTGCAGGTCAATAGTTGGGGTAATTGCAAACTTGATTTTTGGGTTGGCGGCCAGCCGCTGCACCTGGGCGAGACATTCGGCAATCGTGTCGACGTGGAACTCGACGGTGACGCACACCCGTCCGTCCGGCAGGCTGACCGACCGGACAGCAAAGTAACGGGAGTCATCCACGCTGGTCTCAATCGCAACGATCCCACCGTCCGGCACCACGCCGTCGTACTCGAGGGCAGGCCATGTGCCAGGTGGAATCCAGCCACGGTCGGATGCGACCCACAGGTTGACGGACGCGCGGAGGAATGCGGCACGGTCAGGCGACTCGGCTTCGGCAGCCAGCGTCTCCAGCTCGAGCGTGTGCCCGAGGGCAGGGTTCGCGTATTCCCATGCGGCTGGCGTCATCGGATCTAGGTCGGGTGGCGGTGACCATTCGGCAAAGTAGAACCGGCCGGCAGTCTGCTGGTCAATGGCGCGTATGCCCTGCTCGCGGTACCGCTGGAACACGGTCGACGCCTCGGTGCCTGCGGTTGACCACATAGCCAGCAGAGGGTTAGGACGGGCACGCATCGTCGGCACCAACCCTTGGTCGATTGCCTCGCCGGAGATGTCCCAAATCTCGTCGGCGACGATCAGGTCGCAGCTCAACCCGTGACCGACCGACGGGGACGCCGCTTTGATTAGCCAGCGTGACCCGTCCGTCATCTTGACTTCGTTTCGTCCGTACGCCCGAGAGACTTTCGCCCCGAACTGTGCCTCGAGGATGTCCGCCAGCCGGTGGAATAACTCGACCGCGACGTCCAAACGGTGCGCAGTCGTCAACACGGTGACCGGCCCGCGGCGCGCAGCCTCCTCCGTCAAATACCAGCCCACCAAGGCTGCCAGGGCAGTCGTCTTTCCGTTCTGCCGAGCCGACGACACCAGCCCAGTCCGATGCACAAACCTGCCAACCTCATCCAAAGCAGTCAAACCGCCCAAAGCGTGCAGCTGCCACGGCATCAGATCCACCCCCAGGTGCCTCTTTGCCCATCCCCCCAGATCCGCAGCCCTCGAACGCGACCGATCCGCCACCACCGTCTCTAGGCGTGGTTCATCATGCCCAACACCGGCTAGTCCAGGCTGGTCGCCTTCCTTTGGGATATTCCAAAG